TGAGAAAAATACAAAAAAATGTAGAAATATTTACGAATACTTTAGGTTTAGGCACAGTTGCTACAAATTTAGGATTCAACATAAATACAAGTGCAGCTAACTTTACAGAAGTTTATACAAATTCAAGTGGATTAGAAAGTCCAGTCTTAGGTGGTGGAGCAGCTGCCTTTGATGATAACAATCCGGCGTTTTTGTTTTAGGGGGAATGAATGGCAGATAAAACACCAATTAGATTAGTCTTTACAAGTGGTACTCCCACAGGTATTGCCGAGTATCAAACCGGTGAAACTATTGGTGTTGAATTTGGTGGTACAGGTGTTACTACTCTTACATCTAATTCAATCTTAATAGGTAACGGTACAAGTGGTATTCAATCTACAGCGTTACAAATTAGTGGCACATCAGTTTCATCTAGCGACTCGACTTCAATTCAATTAAATGAAGCAGTTGATATTACAGGTGCTTTGACTGTAGGTGGTAGTGCAACTATAACAGGCAACTTAACTGTAAACGGCACAACAACTACTGTTAATTCTACAGCAGTAGAAATACAAAACGCATTTATATTTGAAGGCGCAACAGATGACAATTTCGAAACAACTTTAACAGTTGTTGACCCAACAGCCGATAGAAGTATATCTTTACCAAATGCTTCAGGTACGATTGTTCTTAAAGATACTACAGACACATTAACAAATAAAACAATTAATGGTCCTGATAACACATTAACAAATATTGCAAATGCCTCACTATCAAATTCAGATGTAACTATAGGTAGTACATCTATTTCACTAGGCGCTACATCAACAACAATTGCAGGTTTAACAAGTTTAACATCAACCACACTTACAGATGGCACATTAACAGTTACAGGTGGTAATATCACAGGTGCTGGAAGTATCACAGGTTCTGGAACAATTACAGGTGGCACAATAACAGACGGAACAGCTTCTATGTCAAGTGGTTCTTTAACAAGTGTTGTAAATGTTACAGGTTCAGGTACAGCTAACTTTACTACAGATGTGCAAGTAAATAGCGTATCAGTCGCTACAAGACCATTTGCTATTGCCCAAGCTGTTGCGTTAGGATAACACTAATTTTTTATTATAAATATACCTGAAAAGGTAAAACAAGGGTTATAGAATGGCGAATCCAACAAGTAGAGAAACACTAAAACAATATTGCTTACGAAATTTAGGTAAGCCTGTTATCGAAGTCAATGCTAGTGATGACCAACTAGAAGACAGAATTGATGAGGCATTACAATATTTCGCACAATATCACTATGACGGTATTAGAAGAACATACTTAAAATATAAGTTGACTTCAGCCGATAAGACTCGTTTGGCCGCTATTAATCCTAGTTCAGAAACAGCAACAAAGAATTCAGTATCAACTACTTGGTATGAAGACAATAACTTTTTGGTCGTACCAGAATCAATTATTTCAGTAATTAATATTTTTCCTTTTTCAGATAAAGGTAATCTAAACTTATTTGATGTTAGATACCAATTAAGATTAAATGACCTTTATGATTTCTCATCAACAAGTATTATAAACTATGATGTAGTATTAAGACACTTAGATTTCTTAGACCATGTTTTAGTTGGTGAAAAACCAATTCGTTTTAATCAACACGATAACAGATTATACATTGATATGGACTGGACAAACGATTTAACTACAGATGAATATTTGGTAATTGAATGTTATAGAAAATTGGATCCAGAAAATTATACAGATGTTTATAATGACATTTACTTAAAAAGATATACAACTGCCTTATTTAAAAAACAATGGGGAGCAAATTTATCTAAATTCAATGGTGTTGCTATGGTTGGTGGTGTAACATTAAACGGCCAACAAATATTCTCCGAAGCTTTACAAGATATTGAAAAACTAGAAACGGAAATTAGAAGCACATTTGAGTTAAATCCAGCAATGATGATAGGATAATGCCATGGCCGTTAATCACTTTTTTCAAAACGGAAACGGCATTGGCAATACCAATGAACAAAGACTACATGAAGATTTAATCATTGAAGGATTAAAAATATACGGACATGATGTATATTACCTACCTCGTACTTTAGTCAACCAAGATTTAATATTAGGCGAAGACACACTTTCTAAATTTGATGATTCATATTTAATTGAAATGTATGTTGAAACAAGTGATGGCTTTAGTGGCGAAAGAGAATTAATTAATAAATTCGGTTTAGAAATTAGAGAAGACACAACATTTGTTTTATCTAAAAGGAGATGGAATAATGCCGTTGATTCGAACCATACAATGATTAAAGAGGGTAGACCTAACGAAGGCGATATTATTTACTACCCATTAATGAATTCATTTTTTGAAATTAGTTTTGTAGAAGACCAAGAGCCGTTCTTTCAATTAGGCAATTTACCTGTTTATAAATTAAGAGCAAGAAGGTGGGAATACAGTTCAGAAAGATTAAATACAGGTGTTACAGATATTGATAGTGCTGAAGACCAATACACATTAGACCAATTAGCACATCAAGTTACACTTGAAGCAGAATCAGGTTCTTTATTATTAGAAAATGATAGTGCAAGTGGTGATAGTAATTTCTTCTTACTTGAAACTTATGCAATACAAACACAATCGCCATATGCAGACAATTTAGATTTAGACAATGAGGCCGGATTTAACACAGCAGATACGGCTGATGATATATTAGATTTCACAGAAAGAAATCCTTTTGGAGAGGTTGACTTCGGATAATGTTTGGATATTTTTATAACGAAAGTATGAGAAAGATGACCATTGCTTTTGGTCAACTTTTTAATAACATACAAATTAAAAGAACAGATAGTTCAAATAATGTTGTTCAATCTATTCGAGTGCCTCTTGCATATGCACCTAAAGAAAAGTTTTTAGTTAGATTAGACCAAAAACCTAATTTGGATGAAAGAGAATTTGCAATCACATTACCAAGAATGGGTTTTGAGATTACAGGTATTTCTTATGATTCAAGTCGTAAGTTAACAAAAACCCAAAAATTTAGAACAGTACAATCTGGTGATGACGGTAAAGTAATGAATTATAATTACACACCAGTACCTTATAATATAGATTATAGTCTATATATTTTTACAGCGACTGCTGAAAGTGGCTTACAAATTGTTGAACAGATTTTACCATATTTTCAACCTGATTATACAGTTACAATTAATCAAGTACCAGAATTGAATATAAAAAGAGATGTTCCTATTGTACTAAATACTGTTAACTACGAAGATAGTTATAGTGGTGACTTTACAACTAGACGAGCTGTGATATATACATTGAATTTTACAGCGAAGACTTACTTATACGGTCCAGCTCAAACACAGAAAGTTATTAAAGAAACTCAGGCTGATTTATATACGGATACTAATACAACATCAGCTAGAGAAGAAAGAATTACTGTAGTACCTAATCCGACAAGTGCAGATGCGGATGATGACTTTGGTTTTACAACAACTATAACATTTTTTGAAGACGGAAAAAGTTATAATGTAACGACTGATGAAGATGTTTGATAATTGAACGGAGTTTTAAATGATTAAAGTATTAGATAATGTTTTTGATGAAAAATATTTTTGTTCGACACTAAATGAATGTAATTTGATAAATTTTAAAACAGGAAATTTATTTGATTTTAACCATGTTAATTTTCCTTTTTATATGTCTAAAGATATTTCAAAAGATGATGTAGCATCAATTTCAAAAAGAGATAAAGCTTTTGGTACTTTAAAAACTGAAAATTCAATTAATACACTTCAATGGGTACACGCTGTAGTAGTTCAACATAGAGAAAGAGTAAAAGGTACATTTGCTAATTCTGAAGCATATCCTCATTTAGTACCTATGGTTACAACAGCTTTTAATAAACATTTTCCTGATTATAAAAATTATGTTTTAGATAGAATGAAACTAAATTTGTTAATGAAATCTCCATATATAAAGGAAAAAAATAAATTTTATAATATACCTCATATAGATGAACCTAAAAGACATATATCAATTATACTTTATTTAAGTGATAGTGATGGTGATACTGTATTCTTTAAAGAAAGAGATTTTACTATCAATACTAATGCTAAGTTAACAGAAATAGCCAGAGTAAAACCTAAGTTTGGAAGAATGGTAGTTTCTGATGGTCATTATCACACAAGTTCAAATCCTTTCGATAAAGATTTTAGATTAATTTTAAATACTGTGTTTATTCATCCAGATGAAGACTTAAATTAAATTAATAAATAGTATTATGAGTTTAGAAAATAAAGTAAATGAAATCTTAGGTTTAGAACCGGCTAAAACTCCAGAAGAAAAGAAAGAGTTTAAGGCGCCGGTGCCTCGTAAAGAAGATGAAAAATCTCCTGATGTAGATAATGATTACAAATATAGTAGAGAAAACTATTATAATCTTATTGAAAGAGGACAAGAAGCCATTGATGGTATCTTAGAAGTGGCAAGAGAAGGCCAACATCCAAGAGCTTATGAAGTTGCAGGTGCATTAATTAAAAATGTGGCTGATACAGTAGATAAACTACAAGATTTACAAAAGAAATTAAAAGATTTAAAAGAAGTACCTAAAACAGCCAATGCAAATATTAAGAACGCATTGTTTGTAGGTTCTACTGCCGAATTACAAAAGATGTTAAAAAATGATGACAAAGTTATTGAAGGCAAAGCTACAGAATCAAAAGAAAAAGATATTTCAGATAAGTGATTTAAACTATGTTAAAAATGGACTTGCATTGCAGGCCATTTTAGACGGCGAAGAAATGATAAATCCAATAGAGATACTACAAAAAGAAATATCTGAAACTCCTCGTATGGGAGCTGCAAATCAACCTTACAATGAACATAGATATGCAGTACATAAAGGTAGCAGTAGAATACAGGCTGCCATTAAATTAGGGTACACGCATATAGAAGGTATAATAATAAATGAGTGACGCATACTTAGGAAATCCCAATTTAAAAAAGGTCAACACACCAGTTGAATTCTCTAAAGAAGAAATTAAAGAATATCAAAAGTGTGAAAAAGACCCAATTTATTTTATGGTGAATTATGTTCAGGTGGTTTCACTTGATGAAGGCCTAGTACCATTTAAAATGTGGGACTTTCAAAAACATATTGTAAGAACCATACACGATAACCGATTTACTATCTGTAAACTACCAAGACAGTCAGGTAAATCTACTACAACAATTTCATATCTACTTCACTATGCGTTATTTAATCCTAATTCTAATATTGCTATATTGGCAAACAAATCATCTACAGCAAGAGATATTCTCGGAAGATTGCAACTCGCATATGAGAATCTTCCAAAATGGATGCAACAAGGAGTAATTAACTGGAACAAAGGTAACATTGAGTTAGAAAACAAATCTACCATTGTTGCAGCTGCCACATCTTCAAGTGCAATTCGAGGTGGTTCATTTAATATTATTTTCTTAGATGAGTTTGCTTTCGTACCGGCCAATATTGCCGAAATGTTTTTTAGTTCAGTTTATCCTACAATCTCATCAGGTAAAAATACAAAGATGATTATTGTATCAACACCACACGGTATGAATATGTATTACAAGTTATGGATTGATGCAATTAATAAACAAAATGATTATGTGCCAATCGAAGTACATTGGTCAGAAGTTCCTGGTAGAGATGAAAAATGGAAAGAAACGACCATACGAAACACCTCACCTGAGCAGTTTCAACAAGAATTTGAATGTGAGTTTTTAGGTTCGGTTGACACTCTTATATCGCCGGCAAAAATTAAAGCGACCCCTTACATACCGGCGATAGAGAGTAAAAACGGACTACAGATGTTCAAACGGCCAGAAAAAGACAGATTATATACTTGTACAGTTGATGTGGCTCGTGGAACAGGTAAAGACTATTCAGCGTTTGTAATATTTGATGTTACAAAAATACCATATGAAGTAGTCTGTACATATAAAAATAATGAAATTAAACCTCATGTATTTCCAAGTATTGTAGAACAAGTATGTAAAGGTTATAATCACGCTCATGTGTTAGTAGAAGTTAACGATATAGGACAACAGGTATCTGAAATTATGCACATGGAATTAGAATATGATAATATGATGATGACCACACAAAGAGGCCGAGCAGGTCAAGTTTTAGGTGCAATGTTTAGTGGTAGAGGTACATCTATTGGTGTTCGTATGACAAAACAAGTAAAAGCCCTAGGTTGTCAAAGTGCAAAAACACTTATTGAATCAGATAAAATGATATTAAATGACTTTCAACTCATAGAGGAGATGTCAACTTTTAGTAGGCGTGGTAACTCCTGGATGGCGGAGGACGGGTGTAATGATGACCTTATGATGTGTTTAGTCATATTTGGCTGGTTATCAAACCAACAATACTTTAAAGAATTATCTAACTCAAATATTCGAAATCAATTATATGAAGAACAACAAGCATTAATTGAACAAGATATGGCGCCATTTGGTTTTATAGATGATGGTACACCAGACCACGAAAAATCCGAAGTAGATGAATATGGTACAGTTTGGCATCCTGTTGATATTCGTAAGGGTTGGTAAATGTGTAGTTTGCGTATATTATAAATATCTACAAGTGAATAAGTTTGAATATGGGCGTATGAATAATACGAATATTGAAATACAAATTATGATATTAGGAAATAATTAGCTAATTAAAGGAGAAAACCTATGGCATTTCAAGTATCACCAGGTGTTCTCGTCCAGGAAAGAGATTTAACTAGAATCATTCCTGCGGTGTCAACTTCAATCGGTGCTGTCGCTATTGTGGCGAACAACGGTCCATTGGATGAAATCGTAGCAATATCTAGCGAACAAGAATTAGTAGATACCTTTGGCAAACCTGACTCAAATAACTTTGAGTATTGGTTCAGCGCTGCCAACTTCTTACAATATTCTAACGCTCTTAGAGTGGTGCGAGCTACCCAAACATCTGCCGTTAATGCAACTACATCATCTACTGGTGTGTTGATTAAAAATGTGGATGATTACGAAAATAACTATGCTTCAGGTGGTTCGGCTGGCTCAGCGACTTTTGCAGCTAGAAGCGCAGGTACTTACGGTAATAACTTACTTGTTTCTACTTGTCCTTCAGCAACCGCTTATGAAGAAACAACAACAAGCTTAGTAGATGACACATTAGCAGTTGGAGATACAACTGTAACTGTTGATGATGGCACAGATTTCAATGTTGGCGACATCATTGAATTTTCAACTACTGCTTCTGGTTCAGATTTTGACTCAGGAGAAAAATATAGAGTAACAGCAATTTCAACAAATGATTTAACAATCGTTCAACATCCTAGAGGTGCTGGCGGTCTTAAAACTGCTTTTGTTGACAATGCTTCAATCAAAAGAAGATGGAGATACTACGATTCAGTAGATGGTGCTCCTGGAACTTCAAGCTATGTTTCAACTAGAAACGGTGCTAATGATGAGATACACATTGTAGTCATTGACGAAGACGGTGGTATTTCAGGTGTTCCTGGTACAGTATTAGAAACTTTTTCAAAAGTATCAAAAGCTTCTGATGCAAAAACTCCACAAGGAGATGACAACTATTATCCAAATGTAATTAAAAACAAATCTAAGTACATTTGGTGGACAGACCACAACTCAAGCGGTTCAAATTGGGGTAACGCAGCTTCAGGTACAACTTACACAGCTGTAGATACACCAACTAATGACTCAATGGCTGGTGGTTCAAATGGTTCAACTGTAACTACAGGTCAATTAAAAACTGCTTACGAGAAGTTTGAAGATGGCGAAACTGTAGATGTAGGTTTAATCATTGCTGGTCCTTCTGGTAGTACAACTCATGTTGACAACTTAATTACAATTGCAGAAGAAAGAAAAGATGCAGTTGTATTTGCTTCTCCACAAAGAGCAGATGTTGTTAATGTAACTAACTCAAACACACAAACAACAAATGTTATGGATTTCTTTGATAACATTCGTTCATCAAGTTATGTTGTATTTGATTCTGGTTACAAGTATATGTACGACAGATACAATGATGTTTACAGATATGTACCGTTAAACGGTGATATGGCAGGTCTAGCGGCTAGAACTGACCTTATTGCAGATGCTTGGTATTCACCAGCAGGCTTCAATAGAGGTACAATTAGAGGCGCAGTTAAACTTGCTTACAATCCTACAAAAGCACAAAGAGACCAATTATATCCTAAGAGAGTAAATCCTGTTTCTACCTTCCCAGGTCAAGGAACTGTTTTATTTGGCGATAAAACTGGTTTATCTTCACCAAGTGCATTTGATAGAATCAATGTAAGAAGACTGTTTATCACTTTAGAAAAGGCAATCTCAACTGCTTCTAAATTCCAATTGTTTGAATTCAATGATGAATTTACAAGAGCGAACTTTAGAAACATTGTAGAGCCTTTCCTAAGAGAGGTACAAGGTCGTAGAGGTATCACAGACTTTTTAGTAGTGTGTGATGAAACTAACAACACAGGCGAAGTAATTGATAGAAATGAATTTGTTGCTGAGATTTTCATTAAACCAGCAAGAAGTATCAACTTTATTACATTACAATTCGTTGCAACTAGAACTGGCGTTTCGTTTGACGAAGTAGCAGGTTAAGAAGGAGATAAAAAATGGCAAACATTAACGACTTCAAAGCTAAACTTGCAGGTGGCGGCGCTAGAGCTAACCAGTTTAAGGTAACTATGCCTTTTCCTGGATATGCAGCTGTTGGCGGTGAAATCGAAGACTTAGCTTTTTTATGTAGAGCGACTACAATTCCTGCAATGGTAGTAGGTAACATTAATGTTCCTTTCCGTGGCAGACAAATTAAAATCGCTGGAGATAGAACATTTGAAGATTGGGCTATAACTGTACTAAATGACACAGATTTCAAACTAAGAAATGCGTTTGAAAGATGGCAGAACGGTATCAACAACATGACTGACAATGAGGGTTTAACTAATCCTGTTGATTATCAAGTTGATGCTTTTGTCGACCATTTAGACAGAAATGGAAATACAATTAAATCTTACACTTTAAGAGGATTGTATCCAATTCAAATTGCTGCTATTGATTTGAACTTTGATGAAGCGACTGCTATCGAAGAATTTTCGGTAACATTTGCGTATCAATACTTTGAAAGTAATACAACCACTTAATTTTTAAGTGGATAAGTATTACCGTAATATAATTAAAGAGGTAATATAATGGCTGAATTATTTGGATTTTCTATCACTAGGCTGAAAAAGCAGTCGGATCCAAAGCAAAGCTTTACTACAGCTCCAGCGGATGACGGTACACAAACTGTCGCCGCTGGTGGCTATTTTGGTGCGTACCTTGATATGGAAGGTACTGCCAAAACTGAAGCTGACTTAATCCGAAGATATAGAGAAATTTCATTACACCCCGAGTGCGATATGGCAATCGAAGATATTGTCAATGAAGCAATTGTGGCTAATGAATTAACTGCTGCTGTAAAGGTAAATGTAGAAAATCTACCTTACGGTCCAGATGTTAGAAAAAAAATTGAAGACGAATTTAACGAAGTGTTAAGACTCATGCAGTTTAACACAAAAGGCCACGACATTTTTAGAAGATGGTATGTTGATGGTCGTATTTTCTATCAAAAGATTATTGATAGAGATAGTCCTAAAAAAGGAATCACAGAATTAAAATATATCGACCCTCGTAAAATAAAAAAGATTAGAGAGGTTAGAAAGAAAAGACCAGACGGTCCAACACCACATGGTCTATCAGTTGTAGATGAGTTTGTTGAATACTATTTGTTCAATGAAAAAGGTGTAATAAATTCAACATCTGGTGGTATTAAGATTGCGCCAGATACAATCGCATTTTGTCCTTCAGGTTTAATTGACCAAACTAAAAATATGGTCTTGTCTTATTTACATAAGGCAATTAAGCCAGTCAATCAATTAAGAATGATTGAAGACGCAACTGTTATTTACAGAATTGCAAGGGCACCTGAAAGAAGAATTTTCAAAATTGATGTAGGTAATTTACCAAAAGTAAAAGCAGAACAATATCTAAGAGATGTTATGGCAAGATACCGTAACAAACTTACATATGATGCTAACACAGGTGAAATTAGAGATGACAGAAACTATATGTCAATGTTGGAAGATTTTTGGTTACCAAGCAGAGAAGGTGGCCGAGGAACAGACATTACTACTTTGCCTGGCGGTCAAAACTTAGGTGAGATTGCAGACATTGAATATTTTAGAAGTAAACTATATCGTTCTTTAAATGTACCAGCAAGTCGTTTAGAGGCAAACAACGGTTTCAATTTAGGCAGAGCTTCTGAAATTACAAGAGATGAACTTAAATTTACTAAGTTTGTACAAAGATTAAGAAAGAAATTTACTGAATTATTTAATGACTTGTTAAGAACACAATTAGTATTAAAAGGTGTTATTAATGAAGAAGATTGGATTTCAGTAAGAGATAGTATTAACTATGATTTCTTACAAGATGGCCATTTCTCAGAATTAAAAAATACTGAAATGATGAGAGAAAGATTACAATTGGCTAACGAGATGAGAGATTATATCGGTAAATTCTATTCTGTAGAATATGTTAGAAAGAATGTTCTTAAACAAAACGCTAGAGATAGAGAAGATATTGATAAACAAATTAAGAAAGAAATTGAAGACGGGATTATTTCTTCACAAGAAACAGACCCTAATTCAACAATATAAGGAGTAATGAGATGAGTGAAAACACAAAAGCATTTATTGACGCTTTACAAACAGGTGACAACATGGCAGCCGGTGACGCATTTAAAGATGCGTTAAGAGATAAAGTTGGTGCAGCTTTAGATACAAGAAGACAAGAATTAGCTTCTTCTTTATTTAATAAAGCGACTAATGAGGCTATGCCACATAGTGACCCTAAACCAGAAATTGCTGACCCAGCGACATTTGACCAACAAGGTAATGTTGTTGCAATGGGTAAAACAAATGACGGTCAAGCAGAAATTGATTTAACGCAAGATGCAGAAACTAAGTAATTTAAAATCTATCGGTGTCGATACTGAAACTTTTAATCAGTTGTCACCTTTACACAAAGAATTGGTAACAGACTTTTTTAAAGTATTAGAAAAAGAAAAAGGTAATATGGTAGAAAGAGTTGAGGCTGCTGTTGATATAGTTTCAGACCATCATAATGTAAATACAAGTGTATTGTATAACTATATTGAAAAAGAAGTTGACACGCAATTAGGAGCAAAATAAAAATGGCATGGGTTACAGTACCAGGTTCAGGTGGTATTTGGGAATATGATAACGCCGCTACGGTGACGGACACATATCCTGATTCAGCTGACGGTGCAAACTCAGTTATTTCTGGTGGTATAAGAACATATACACATCCAAGTGATAGTCGTACTGTTCAAGTTTACATTAAAACTAGAAAAGCAGGTGAAATAAAAGAGCGTGGAGAGTTATCAAAAACTTTCTACGATAGTACCTCAGGTCATATTGGATTTTAATTGTGGCAATTACAACATCTAAATTAGTCGATAACAACTTTAAGATTATTGTAAACTCAAACGGTATTGGTGGTGAGTTTCAACAAAAGTTAGTTGAAGTAATAGGTTCTAATAATGCTTCAAGTGAACCAAAAGTTTCAATTGCAAATATGCAATACGAAATTGAAGGTACTGGACAGATAACAGTATTCTTTAAAAATGATGCAACTAAAAAAGTTGTTATATCTGGTAGAGGTAATTGGGGACTAAAGCCAGACGAAGTTAAGATAGAAGACCCCATTGGAGATATATTACTAAACAGTAGTGACGCAGTTACAAAATATAATATTGTAATTGAGTGTCATAAAGAGGCAGGATACAAATAATGGCAGACACAGTAACAACACAAACTATAGCTGATACCTCTGGTGTTAAGTTTGTTACCAAATTAACAAACATCTCAGATGGTACTGGTGAAACTCTAGTAAAAAAAGTAGATGCTTCAGAATTAACTTTTATGTCAGAAGATGGCAATAGAAAGATTAGTAAGATTTGGTATTCTATCAATACTGCTAATAATAAGACTGCCGTAGAGTTGATTTGGGACGGAGCTACAAATGCCACAGCGGCTTTTCTATCAGGAAACGGCTATTGGGATTTGAGACCAGCGGGAGATGAGATACCAAATAACGCAACTACACCTACTGGAGATATACTTTTATCTACAAAAAATTTCGCAAATGGCGATAACTATACGATTATTATAGAGTTTAGGTAAAAAGTTTTATAAATATTGTACAAAAGAGAGATTAAAACATGAAACTAATTTCCGAAGAAGTATCAAACGCCGAGTATTTGGTTGAGGAAACCAACGGTAAGAAAAACTACAAAATCAAAGGTATCTTTTTACAGGCCGAAATGAAGAACAGAAATGGCCGTGTTTACCCTATGGATATACTTGAAAAAGAAGTATTAAGATACAATAAAGAATTCATCAATAAAAAGCGAGCCTTCGGAGAATTAGGACATCCTGACGGTCCTACAGTTAACTTAGAACGAGTATCACACATGATTACTAAGTTACATCCAGATGGCAAAAACTTTATAGGTGAAGCAAAGATTATGGACACACCATACGGTAAGATTGTAAAAGGTCTTATTGACGAAGGCGCTCAATTAGGCGTATCTAGTCGTGGTATGGGGTCCTTAATACAGCGTAACGGTGCTAACTATGTCAAAGATGACTTTTATTTAGCTACTGCCGCTGATATTGTCGCAGACCCAAGCGCTCCAGATGCCTTTGTACAAGGTATTATGGAAAATAAAGAGTGGGTATGGGACAATGGTGTTCTTGTTGAAAAGGATATTGAAGCCTGGAAACAAGAAGTTCGAAGTGCGAAACAAAGAGCTTTAGAAGAAGCAAAACTAAAAGTCTTTGAATCGTTCATTAGAAAACTGTAGTTTTATAAATATATTCTAAGAAAAGAAAATTTTATAAAATTTTATAAAAACTTAAAGGAGATTTCTCAATGGCCGAAACAGAAGCAAAAATTGAGGCGTTAAAAGAGCAGACTGTAGAAGAAGCTAATGCTGTTAATCCGCAGGCTGACGCTCCGAAAAAGAATGCTGTAGCGGCTGAACCTTCACACCTTTCAAATGAGGCAGAAGATTTAGGTGCACCAGTTGTTAAACCAACTGACAGTAATCCTGACGCCACAAAGAAAGTAAAAGAAGTTTCTGGCGACCCTCAACAGAAAGCTGAAGTTGCTCCCGAAGCATCTCATCTGAAGAAAGAGGAAGCTGAAGCTGAAGAAGGTTCTGAAGAAGAAATCAAGGAAACTGCTGAAGAAGAAACAACAGAAGTTGCTGAAGAAGTTATCGAAGAAGAAGATAACATTGATGTAACTGCTGATGTAGATGCTTTAGTGGCAAACGAAGATTTATCTGAAGAATTTAAATCGAAAGCTGCAACAATTTTTGAAGCTGCTCTGAAATCAAAAGTTTCAGAAATGAAGAAAAAAATGTATGCGTCTTACGATAAAAAAATGAAAGAAGATTTAGAGAACGAAAAAGCGGCTCTCGTTGAAAAAGTCGATTCATATCTCAACTATGTTGTAGAAGAATGGATGAAAGAAAACGAAATCGCTTTGGAAAGAGGAATCAAAGGCGAAATCGCTGAAGATTTTATCTCTGGTCTTAAAAAACTATTCGAAGACCATTATATTGATGTCCCAGACGAAAAATATGATGTCTTAGAAGACCAAGCTTCGAAGATTGATGATTTAGAGAAAAAACTAAATGAGTCAATTGAAAAGAATGTTGAAATAACTAAAGCAAATGGCGAAATGAAGAAAGCTGAAATCGTAAAAGAAGCAGCTTCTGATTTAAGCGATGTCGCTAAAGAGAAATTCAACAAACTTGCAGAAGAAGTTGATTATACAAGCGAAACAGATTTCCGAGCAAAAGTAGATACTATTAAAGAATCATACTTTGGTGCGAAGAAAGATGTGTCATCTGACATTGATGATGTAGCGGTAGGCGAAACAACAAATGTTGACTTGTCGGAAAGCATGGCTGCTTATACCGCCGCTATTACTAAAACTAAAGACATTAAGTTGTCGAAATAATAGAGGAGAGAGAAAAGATATGTACTTATCTGAAACTTTTGAAAAAAAATGGCAGCCAGTCTTAGAGCACGCAGATTTACCAAAAATCAACGACTCATATAGACGAGCTGTAACTGCTACAATCTTGGAAAACCAAGAGCGTGCAATGAAAGAAGATGCTGCTTTCTTAAGCGAAGCTGCACCTACAAACTCAACTGGTGCTTCAATTTCTAACTGGGATCCAATTTTAATCTCATTAGTAAGAAGAGCAATGCCAAATCTTATCGCATACGATATTGCTGGTGTTCAGCCTATGTCTGGACCAACTGGTCTTATCTTTGCAATGAGAAGCAGATATCAGTCACAAACTGGTTCTGAAGCTTTATTTGACGAAGCTGATTCAGATTTCTCAGGCAGAAATGCTGCTGGGTCATCTGTTGATGGTTTCTCATCTACAGCACAAGCTGGCACAAATCCAGAAGTTCTTAACGACTCACCTGCTGGTACTTACACACAAGGTACTGGTATGACTACAGCTGCTGCTGAAGCCCTAGGCGATGCCTCTGGTAATCAGTTTGCTGAAATGGCATTCTCAATTGAGAAATCAACTGTGACTGCTAAGTCAAGAGCTCTTAAAGCAGAATACACTATGGAATTAGCACAAGACTTAAAAGCTATCCACGGTTTAGATGCTGAAACAGAACTTGCTAACATTTTATCTGCTGAAATCCTTGCGGAAATCAATAGAGAAGTTGTTAGAACAATCTATATTAACGCAGAAAAAGGTGCCCCTACAGGTACAGTAACTACTGCTGGTATCTTTGATTTAGATACTGACTCAAACGGTAGATGGTCTGTTGAGAGATTCAAAGGTCTTATGTTCCAATTGGAAAGAGATGCAAACAGAATCGCTCAAAGAACGAGAAGAGGTAAAGGTAACATTATCATTACTTCAGCTGATGTAGCGAGTGCTTTACAAATGGCAGGTGTATTAGACTATACTCCAGCTCTTAGCAACAATCTAAATGTTGATGACACAGGTAATACTTTTGCTGGTGTTCTTAACGGTAGATTTAAAGTGTACATTGACCCATATAGTGCAAACTCAGCGTCTGCTCACTACTATGTAGTAGGCTACAAAGGTACTTCACCTTATGATGCAGGTATGTTCTATTGTCCATATGTACCACTACAAATGGTAAGAGCAGTTGGTCAGGACACTTTCCAACCGAAGATTGGTTTCAAAACTAGATACGGCTTACAAGCAAACCCATTTGCTGAAGCTGGAACTGGTGATGCAGCTGTTATCAACGGTGCTGGTTCTGCTAACTCAAACAGATACTACCAAAGAGTTCAAGTAGCGAACTTGATGTAATATCAGTTTGGTTAATACCAATACTTAAAAAGGGGAGGCGTAAAAACCTCCCCTTTTTTTATGCCTGGAGAATGGATAAATATCCATATGAAAAAGATTTTAGTACAATACCTTTGGTTATTCAGTATAACTCTAATTTTACTTGTTAGTTTTATTGGTATACAAGGCTGTTCATTTACCTACGAAGAAGAAAAGGCCTTTGAAAAAGAATGGCAAGAATTAGATAAAGAAATAGAAAAAATTAAGGAAAAGCAAAATGACAGTAATTAATAGTTTAAGCAGACAACCGACAGCTGTAGATTACGCTTCACCTACACAGTTTAAGTTTCAAGTTACAAAATTACCTAAGGTAGAATACTTTTGTACGGCTGTAAACTTGCCAGATTTAGCCTTATCATCAATCACACAACCTACACCATTTGTAGATTTGCCTATTCCAGGTACAAAACTTACTTATGGACAATTAACAATGACATTTATGGTTGATGAAAATTTAGAAAACTTCCAAGAAATCCATGGTTGGTTAAGAGGTATGGGTTTTCCAGAGGACTATAAAGAATTCCGTGATTTATCTACAGCGGTAAATGATAGATTTCCAGGTGCTTCAAATGCAGTATCAACTGAACCTGGTAAAGTAAAATATGGCACAACAAATGCCAATGCAATACAATCAGACGCTACTTTGATTATATTGACAAGTAAAAACAATCCTATTGTAGAGGCAAGATTTAGAAACATCTATCCTATTTCTATATCAGGATTGCAGTATGACCAGACAGCTACAGATGTAGAATATCTAACATCTACTGTTACTTTTAACTATGATAAATATGACTTTGCTAGTGTAGGGTCTTCATCAACAAGCGTCACAAATACTTAATAAGACTTTACTTTTTTCTAGTAATGTGTTATAATGATTTGAATAATGGAGTAAATTATGGATTTAGAAAAACTACAAGAAATGGCCGACAAAGACTTGGTCATTAACGATACTGAACTCGACTTAGAATCCCTTAAAACTCCCCAATTACATAACAAGTATATGAAACATTATACGAAGTTTAAACTTATGCTAACTAAGGCCGATACAGACCTTGCAATGCTTAAGCGTGATAAGTGGGAATACTATACAGGTAAAGCCGACGCTTCAGTATATGCACAAAAACCATTTGATTTAAAAATACTTAGAACAGATATAGATAAGTATATTGATTCAGATGAAGAATTAATCAAAGCAAAACAAAAGGTTGAATACCTTAATGCTGTTGTTGATTACTTAGATAAAACAATTAGACAAATATCAAACAGAACATTTACAATAAAGAACGCCATTGATTGGCGTAAATTTACAAGTGGTGCTATCTAATGTATTTAAATAATTTATATCATATTAAAGAGGGTATAGTACCTGATAGTTTTTGTGATGAGATAATCAAAGACGGTGAGTCTTTAGATATTTCTAATGCAGACATAAAAGATGGTAATAAATTAAATAGAAGCTCAAAGGTATCTTGGTTAAATAATACTAAACTACAAACATCATTAAATAACTTAATACAAATTGCTAATGATGAAAGTAACTGGAACTTTTCGTTAAAAGAATTTGAACCTTTACAATATACAATTTATCATAAGAATGACCATTATGATTGGCACATAGATAGTCATAAAAGTCCTTATAAAAATGGTATGATAAGAAAAATAAGTTTTACAATGTGCCTAAATGAAGATTATGAGGGCGGTGATTTTAGTATTTGTAACCCACACCCTATAGGCAATAAAACAAAAATAGAAACATTTAGTAAACCTAAAAAAGGCACAATGATAGTTTTTCCAAGCCATGT